TACTTGTCTGCCATCTCATTTAAAAACTTTACATAATCGGTATAATTATCATTACCATTTTGAGTGCATTTCCTAATATAAGCAGAGATTTCTTTCATTGCTCTGACTGGATGTATACCAAACTGCTCCATGTACTCGGCTGTTCCATGACCAAGATTACCTGCTGCAAGCATATCTCTTATTCCATTCCTAAAAGTAGACATAACATGGTGTCTTGGTTCTGATTCTTCAAAATCTTTTTCATCCCAATTTTCCCTGATATTATTAGATACTCTAATCTGTTCGTAAGCATCTTGGAAACCTGCAAGTTCTTTCAACGCACCTTCAAGATATAAAACCGAGTCACTAATTCCTGATTTAGCTCTTTCTGCTTTTAGTAAATCTAATTCTGTGCCTGATTTAATAAAGTCTTTAATTTCTATTTCTGTTTCTTTAATTTTAAAGATAGATTCTTTGATAGCAGTTCTTTTTTTCTCTATTTGAGCAAGGCATTGTCTTAATGCTCTGTAAGGGGAGCAAGCCAGCATATTAAGGGTCATGAGCTTGCTTGTTGTTTGAGTATTCCTTTTACCGAAAGACTGTGTTGCTCTTTTTATAACTGCCATCTTGGAATTTATATCAGCGAGTTTATCTTCAGTTATACACGCAAACTTTACTTCGGTAGATGTTACCATCTGGTCTATCTTTTTTACTAAACTTGTTTCGATGTTTTTATTCATAAATCCTTTCTAATATTTATGTCTGCCCATTTGACAACGCTGTATCATCGCAATTATAACTACCCTGCAAATCTCCAAAATCTGTTGCATCACCTGCCGAAGATATAGTTACATAATCTATAATATTACCTTGACCACCACCAAATGTTCCCCTATCAGCACCCCCATTAGAACAACTGCTAAGCTGATAACGAGCGCTTGTTAAATCCCCAAAATCTGTCCCTGCCCCTGTCGTAGATATAGTTATATAATCAATAAAATTTTGCGCTCCAGAAGCATCATGGTTATATCCTCCACCATAAATCCCCCTATCTCCAGTATCGTTAGAACAACCTGATAGCATATAAGATGCTGTGGTAGCATCCCCAAAATCTGTTGCATCACCTGTCGTAGATATAGTTATATATTGCAGAGTATCCACCTGATAAGTACTATCTGCTGTTCTTCCATTACACGCAACCCCCCTGTCAGAGTCATTTGAAACACCAGTAAGTTGCCTGGTAGCCACCAATAAATCTCCAAAATCTATCGCATCACCTGCTGTAGATATAGTTACATAATCCATAGTATCGGTTATGCCAGTCCATCCACCCATATAAACACCCCTGTCAGCAGAACCATTTGAAACACCAGACATTAAATCCCTGCCAACAGTTAGGTCTCCAGTATCTACGGCATCTCCCAGCGTGGAAACCGTTACATAGGAAATAATATCCGAATTACTAGAGCCACCAGAAAAAAGACCTCTATCTCCACTTCCCCCATTACACACACCACCCTGTGTCTCCGTCACCAATGTATCTCCAAAATCTGCGGCATTACCTGTTGTAGATATAGTTATATAATCTATTGTTAGACCACTCTCACCAGCAGTGATAAGACCTCTATCTCCTGGCCCCCCACCACCCCTTGATGCTTTTCCACCAAAACCTATTGTTCTATATCCGAACATAAATATCCTTTATATAGTAGGGAAATCTACAGTTAATGCTTTTACTTCATGTACTGTAGTACAAGCATTCAAAGAAGGTTTGAATACTTCGTGATAATACTTTCTAACAGTTTCAATATCAGTTTTTATATCTTCTGTTTCCTGTTCTGATAAAAGTCCAAGTGCCGCATTTCTTTGATACTCCTCACTTCTTTTAGCTAATACTATTTCTTTCCCTTTCCATTTAGTTTTTTGTTTTTTTCTTTCTTTTATTTCTTCTAAATCTTTATCAACAACAATAAAATTAATCGTTACATTGTCATCATTAATTACTCTTTCAAAAGTTTTTGTTTGTATATCAGAGTCATAAGAAGGATTATCCCCTATAACTACTGGCCTCCATACCAGTTTACTATTAACAATTTTACCTGTAAGATAATTATCAGGTAAACGCTCACCTTTTGGATACTTACTTACATCTGTGAGCATTTCATCATCCCAAACTTTAAACCCTTTGTTCATATCATCTCCTATGTATCGGTTGAGGCATCAGTTGTAAAAAACATTCTTATTCCAAGTAATCGTGCATCTTCTGCCATATCATCATTAGCATCTGAAACATCTCTGAATATTCTAAATATAACTGTTTCATCTACACCTGGCGAACCTGCTATTGTTACCGCAGATGATTCTGAAGTAATCAACATATCACCTGCCGCAGAGATATTGTCATCAGTAACTACTACCGCAGCACCCCAGGAAGAATCTATTGTTTCGTCATCCGCTAATGCCACTCCTTGTAATCCCCATGCAACACCATCTGTATCCGTAGCTGATGATGTCCAAGCAACTTGAAAAGTAACCGTGCTTTCATTCCACGATTTTGGAAACTGGACTCTAAAATTAGCATACTCATCTGAGCCTGTATCAAAATCCATCACATTATAATCTACGTCATTCGTGCCTGCCTCGATTAATTCCATATCTCCGCAAGGTTGAGTTGTTGCAGGAGTCAAGGCTTCAACAGGAATCCATATAGTTTCTTTCCCAACTTTCTTTACATCAGTACCCTCAACAGCAAGCTCACCTGCGGCTGACCTCGTTAATGTAGTGTCTGTAGCGTGTCCCAACTCTATGCTTGTGGATGCGTATGGGGTTGTAAATTGTGGGCTATCTCCTGTTCCAAGCCCCACTGTTGTTCTGAAAGTAGCCCCAGACTCTAAACCCATAGAACCAGCACCAGTTCCAACAACTACATCACCATCCGCTACTGCTGAAAGGTCTGCTTCAGTCCCACCAAGTTCGTGTTTTATGTAACCTGAAGCTCCTCCAGTTAATGCGCTGGTTCTTATAGCCATAGTACCTGCTCCTGTACCTACAACTATGCCTCCGTCCGCTATAGCAGATATATCAGCTTCTATCCCACCAAGTTCATGTTTTATATAACCAGATGCACCGCCAGTTAACGCACTTGCCCTTATAGCCATAGTGCCTGTGCCTGTACCTACAACCATACCGCCATCAGCTATAGCAGATATATCAGCCTCTACCCCACCAAGCTCGTGTTTTATGTAACCAGATGCACCGCCTGTTAAAGCACTTGCTCTTATTGCCATAGTGCCTGTGCCTGTACCTACAACTATGCCTCCATCAGCTATGGCTGAAATATCAGCCTCTACCCCACCCTTTTCATGTTTTAATGTTCCAGTAGATGATGTGAACGCTGCTAATTCTACAGGGTCAGTAGCACCATCACCAACAATAATTGAACCATCAGCAAGAACCGACATGGCAGTTATAGCACTAGTTCCAGAACCTAACAATATTCCACCATCAGTTAATGTGGTAGCACCTGTTCCACCATTCGCAACACTTAACACTCCTGAAGTAGCGTCTGACCTGCTATAAGAAATTAATCTCCAATCGGCAGAAGCATACTCATAAAGACAAGCTACATCTCCAGCAGCAGTTGTAATATTTGAATCATCAGGAAGAATTAAATCGGTAGCATGGTGAGTTAATGTCAAAATCCCATCAAACTGAAGCCAAACTATATAACCAGTACCCTTAGTACCTATACTTGTGATAGCAGTAGTACCAGTTATATCAAATATGTTTCCTGTGCCTAATGTTAAAGCATTTGTAGATGCTACATCACTTCCAACAGTAGGATTAAAATAACCTGTGCTGTCATGTGAAAGAGCTAAAGCTGTATCCAAAGCAATATCATTTGCAAGAATATTAGTGTTCTCTGTGTTTAATCTTGCTGCCGTTATAACTGTTATATTAGCTAGCCAAGTCGTGTTTGCCGTTGTGTTACTAATGTAAGTTGCCATTCTCTCCTCCTATTGAGCTACTGATGTTCTACTTGGTGTCGGTCTCCTCCCAAGAGGTTTAGCATCTACTTGAACTGAAGTTACATAAAAGTCATCACCCTCTGTACTATTAGAAAATTTTATACCTATCCTACGAGCAGGTTGTCCTAAAGGCAATATAGCCTCTAGGTTATATAAACTACCTTTAGGACATATGGCTTGGTCTACGATAGCATCAGGGTCATCAACCTTTAATGCCAACGCTATAAAATTAACAGACTGTGGTGTATTAGCTATCCCATCCGTTGTCCATTGAAGACTTAAATCATCATCATCATCTATAGCTGTATTAAATCCTGTGAAGATGATTCGCTTAAACATCTTCATACTTACATTATCACCAAATCCAGATTCTGGTAAATACACCTTACCCGTGTATGCTTCATTATTGTCAGCAAAGGTTGATTGGTTTAAATCCCAAACAAACCCTGTAGTGTTAGCACCTGTCCTTAATCTGTAATCACCAGCAGCAACTTTAACTAAAGCTGAAACAGAAGCATTATATCCACAATCAAAATCTTCATTCTCAAAAGGCGCACCCCACGCTTGGTCAACTGGTCTATCTATAAAATAAGGTAAGCACACATCAACTACAGTAGAACCAGACTTAACCATAAACACCAATACTGCCCTTATCTTAGGGTCGTAGTTTATGTGGAACTTACTTATCTGTGTTAAATCTACATTATCTCTAATCCACCTATCTATAAAAGCTGGTTTAGTAATACTTGAGGCTTTGTAATCACCTTTCGCATTTACAGTAACAAGACTATAAATTTCTCCATCATCCATCATTATCAACATATCATTAGGAGTCCGTGTCATAACTCTCCAATGAGCAGAACCAGCATTAAACTGTGCTAAAGTAAAACCCCAGGTAGAAATGTCAGAATTTGAGTCTTGTAGAATATAAGTATTACGAGCAGTAGTGATAAACAAACTATCACCAAACTCATACATACCAGTAATACTGCCTCCCTCTCTCGTAGCAAACACGTTATTAGTGTCTGAAATAAATCCATTAGTTGCACCCCAATCATCTGCATCAAATATTTTACTACCAAAGATTTTATTATTAGTTGTCCAAGACCACATCCTTTGAGATAATCCTCTACCATGTAAAACCAACTGCTGTGGATATAAAGAATCAGTAGCCCAATCAGGTGCAGGAGTGGACACATCTGATGTACTACCAGCAGCACCATCCCATGTCTGTAATACAGATGCACCATCAGTAGTAACAAGCAAGTCATTCATGCTTGACATATCCCAATAGTTTGTGGTAGATAATCCTGTTTTTAAAGTATCTGTAAAATTCTTATAAAGTTTTCCATCAGCACCAGCCATCATAAGAAACTGAGTTCCAGTAGTCAGAATAAAATCATGTAGCTTCATTAACTTAGGTGTACCAGAAATGGCACTAGTGTTTACATGAGAAGTACCACCACGCTTCCTGCGCCCACCATCTTGCAGAGTTGTATTAATAGAGCCATCAATCATAGCTCCTAACTGCAAAGAGTCAAGGTTAGGATTGTAATTAAACCCACCTGCGTTTAAATCAATCTCAATAGTCTTTCCTGAGTATCCCATTATTTACCTTTTCTTCTTTTTATTATAATCAGTCTTTTGTCTTTTTCTCTTTGCTTCTTTACCAGCTTCCTGAGTTGCTGTCTTTCTCTCTAAAGTTTTTCTATATCTATCATTTTCCTCCAAGAGTTCTTTTATGGACACCATATTCCCTGCTGCGGAGGGATTCCTTCTTGCTCTTGAAAAAAGCCTACCAGTTAATTCGTCTCTATGGATTGTGTAACCTGCCTCTTCTTCACCCTCCATTCCTTCCCTAAAAGTAGGATGTTTTTGCCCTTTTAAAATTTGACCTGTACTTGGGTTTCTTGTACCCTGATGAGGTCTCTTCTGATAAGGCTTAG